CAGAATTGGATTCTCCTTCTCTTTGTTCTATTTTATTAATGAGGCTTCTTTTAATTTGACTATCATCAGATGAAACTTCCATTGTCACAACTAGTGTTGATAAGTCTGATAAAAGATTTCTTCTCTTCATATAATTATAAATTGTTTTTGTCATAACAAACTGCCATAAGAGTAATGAAGCATGAATTAATGAGCTAGTATAATGTAGAATTCCTTGCATCATGTTTGATTTATTTTTTAACATTGTAGAATCTGCTTCAATCAAATTGTTTTCCATTGTTCTACCTAGAAACTGATCTTTTAGTTTTCTCATTTCCTTTAATGAAGATTCAATTGACTTCATTTCACTAAATTTTTTCAAAACATAAAAGGGAACTTCAATCTTTTTTGTTGTAAATAAATTTAAAATTGTCATACATATAAATTTAACATCTTTAGGGAATAATTTGTTCACAAAGAAACCAAATAAATTCATCATGAATTGTTGTGCCCATCTTTTCGCATCATCGGAATCATCATTATGTAATACATCAAATTGTTCTCTAATGTGTTTTGAGATATAGAATTGTATCTTTAAATAATGGAAATCCTTTTTCATCAATTTTTCTTGTCCTCTCGTCAGCATTTCCCATGGTAAGAATTTAGCTATGACTTTTGGAATTGTTTCAAAAAATGATTGAACAATCCTACCATCTTCTTCTAAAACATAAATTTCTCTTATGCCATATTGTTGATCTTTTACAAATAAATTGACTCTTAAACCTCCACGCAATCTAATAGATTGAATCATTTGAGTTACATAAATCATAGGATGAACAGCCATATAATTGTTTTTATCTTTTTTAACATATTTTTCTATTAAATCAGGTATTGCTTCAATTAATTTTCTTCTTTTATTCATTGGGATTCTAATTTTTTGTCTTTGATTCTTTTTTTCTTTCATTTTTTCCACCACTTTAGAGAATTTATCTTCTGATTCATCAAAATTTGCTGTTGCTTTCATAGT